AATTCCATAAATTCCGGCGTAGGCATCCGCGCCCGTGCTGTACTGGCTGGACCAGGAAAGCCATCCGGTCCGGTCGGTGAGCTGTACTCGTACCTCCGCATGATATCCCGGTTTATTGACAAGCTTTACCTGGATTCCGTCGATGACGTGTCCGTAGATCCCGGCGTAATCATTCGGAGCCTTTCCGGATGTGTCCGTCACCCAAGGCAGCCACTGGCCTCCCCTCAGGTGTACCCGGTACTGCAAATTTCCAACTGCCGACTGGGAGCCAACTGTATACGCTTTCAGTCCGGTGATCGCCCTGCACGGGATCCCTGCGTAGCCGTCTGAACTGATATTATTATAGTTTGTCACCCACGGCAGCCATTGCCCATTCACATATGCCTGATACCGGACATTGATTCCGGATGCGGACACAGATCCTCCAGTGGACGGAGCAGACGGCTTGCCGGATGTACTGGAACTTCCCGTATCCGGCGGCAGATCTTTGTCACCGGCCACCATGCTCTTGAAAGAGCTCCATGTTACCGGGTCGTCGTTCAGTACAAACGGATTCGGACAGTATTTCCCGACCACATCATAGTGCCGGATCACACGGGACAGGGGAACATTGTACTTCTTCATCAGCCCCTGCACCAGCTTCACTGTGCTGTTGATCGTGGCGTTTTCAAAGTACCAGTCCTTGGACGTATCACTCCGGCTCCCGGACGTCCTTACACACATCTCAATATTGATGCTGTTGTAGTTGGTGCATTTCCCATAGACGCTTCCGCCCTTTGTGCCTGGGTATTTGTTACCGCCTACCGACCAGGCCGCCAGACTGTCAGACACACTCTGCCAGACCTCTCCGGAGTACCCGACAAAATAGTGTGCGGATGCTCCACGGTATCCAGTTGAAAAATAGGTCGCATTGTTTGCGGCACTTCCCGGAGCCCCGGTGTAATGCACAACGATATATTTGATATCGTTTCCATACCGGCTCGATGCATTAATCGTCTGGAGCTTTTGATTAATCGGTAATCCGTTGATGGATGCCGCCTTGGACGTGATCGGATAGCCGACCGCGCCAATAACCGGCGCACAGAAAAGGACGGCCGCCAACGCAACCGCCCTTGCTTGTTTCAGTAATTTATTTCTCTTCGTCTTCATCGGCATCATCTCCTTTATGCTGGAATCTCCAGAACAGATCTGCCACATAGGTCCATCCCTTGGTCGCCACCAGCGCCAGGACAAATCCGATCACGATCATGGCAATGACAAAGTACCATGTCACCGGGAAGCCCGTCATATCCACATAGGCAAAGTACGCCACCAGGGTAAACACCACAGACAGAACCAGAACCTGTAAATCGGTCGGGATGCTGCGCAGTCCCGGCAGTCCTTTTGTCACCTGGGTAATCACGACGGTCAGGAAACAGATGACCCCTGCCACAAAAATCAGGAGATTGAGATTCTCCATCACCATTTTAAAAATATCCAACTGCATCGCTTCTACCATAAGTCATTCCTCCTTTTATTACTCAATTTTTGATTGGAAGTTCCTGTACTTCCTCCAATAAATGTGTTACCATCCCATTCCCTCCCAGAGCATGGTAGGCATCATACATTTCTATAAAATTTTCAATTCCATGCTTTGTAATATAGCCTCTTCCTGACCATTCCTCATGGTACTCTATTAACTGTACTCTTAAAAGAAGCATAGTTCCTTTACTGTTTGCATCCCTGCTCTTTTTCTGCTGTTTCAACAGCCAAACAATATATCCCAAGAGAATAGGCAAGATAATCGTATAGGTTTCCAGTAATAATTCTTTCATCTGATCTGCCTTTCCATTGTCATTTTTTGCACAAAAATAAGACCGGTTCACGGTCTCGCTCTGATCTCCATTCTTCATTACCCCTCTTATTTTCCTAGTTCTTCTTTCACTTTTTCCTTCCATAAAGTAGGAACCTGTTCTAGTTCCATGAACCCTTTTGCAATTCTATCTACATAAAATGCAACCATTACTTTTCTCCTCCTTCCGCAATTTCAGATACAACTTGGCCAAGATCTTCTAATGCTCCATTTTGAATTTCCTGTCCCCTTTCAATCGCATCCACTCTCTTTTCCAACTCCGTTTTCTCTCGAAAAGCAATAACGGAAACCACATTTCCATCCGGCGTCATATCTGCTTCTTGAAACATAGGCCTTTCCAGATATAAGTCTTCATATTCTCCCGTCACCTCATCGTCTGTTTTAAATTGTACCTTAGCAAGATTCCCTTCTTTTTTGAGCGCCCCTGCTATCTGGTCCAGTGCGGCAAAATTATCTGTTTGAATCCGAATGTAATCCAGGCTTGCTCCATCCATAATTTCCAGTTCTGTGTTATCAGTTAATACAAGTTTTTCCATTTTTTCTTCTCCTCTCTGCTCTTGAAAATTCATTATGATTATAAACCGATTGCAATGACCTGTAGCGCAAATGCCGATGCAGTAGGTCTATATTTTTTTAGCGTGAACTGTGTTGTGGTTATAGCATCCGCCCATACTGAGGTATCATTCTGCCCAGTCTGTGCCTGTACAATAACACACGGTGCTTTTGTAAACGCTTTCGGGAATTTTATTACTTGATCCTCCCAAGTATTTGGTTTTGATATATTGACTGTTTTAACTGCAAAAGCCTGAATATTTCCCAAAGAAGTATTGATCGTTTTAATTTCACTATTCAATGTATTCGTTTCAGATGCGATTTTATCACTCAACGTCTTCCCCTGTCTTGCATCCAGGACACTTCCCGCTGCTGTGGTAGTCAAATTATTTGCCACAGTCTGTTTTGCGGCACTGCCCAGTGTTTTTATATATTTTTTGTAAAAATACTGTAGTCCGGTTAAATCCAAATATTTCATCGTCTTTCCTCCTTAACTTGATAATGCATCAATATCTGATGTTGTAATGGACTGTACATTCGCGTCTGACCCCGCCGGACCCTGTGGCCCTTGTGGGCCGGTGGCCCCGGTCGCTCCTTTCGGACCTTGCGGTCCGGTGGCTCCTGTCTCTCCTTTTGGACCCTGTGGGCCGGTGGCTCCTGTCTCTCCACGCGGGATTGTAAAATTCAATACGGCAGCACTTGCTGTACCTGCATTTGTGACGGATGCCTCACTTCCCGCTGCCCCGGTCGTAACAGTTCCCACTTTAATACTAGCCGCTTCCCCGGTTGCTCCTTTCGGACCCTGCGGTCCGGTGGCTCCTGTTTCTCCTTTTGGTCCTTGGATTCCCTGCTTTCCTTGTGGACCTGTCGGTCCGGCTGGGCCGGTGGCCCCTTTTTCTCCGGCTGGTCCTTGCGGTCCAGTGGCTCCGGTCGCTCCTTTCGGACCTTGCGGTCCGGTGGCCCCACATGGAATTGTAATATCCAATACAGCCGCATTTTCTGTACCTGAATTAGTTACTTTAGCACTGCTTCCTTCCTCTCCTGTCGTTACTTTCCCGATTTTAATGGTCGCCGCTTTCCCGACCGCACCAGTCGGCCCCTGTGGGCCAGTTTTCCCCTGCGGACCTTGCGGACCTGCCGGTCCTGTCACCAACCCTAAATCAACTTCTGTTACTGCCATAATCCCCTCCTGCTATTCATTTTCATAGCTAACCATCAGATGACCCCTTTCATCAATCCGAAATGTTGGCGTCTTCCCATCCGCCCCCTTTGGACCCTGCGGACCAGTTTCACCTTTTGGACCCTGTGGCCCGGTGGCTCCTGTTTCTCCTTTTTGTCCCTGTGAACCTGTTTCACCTTTTGGACCCTGTGGGCCTTGAATCTTTCCCACATTATTCCATGTACTTCCATCCCAGACATACAGATTCCCGTCAATAATATATCCGTCACCTGGTTCCGCATCTTCCGGTAGTTCTCCTGTTGTTTCATACGATCCTTTAATATTGACCGATTTCCCATCTTCTCCTTTTGGTCCTTGCGGACCAGTTTCACCTTGCGGCCCCTGTGGCCCGGTGGCTCCTGTTTCTCCTTTCGGTCCCTGCGGGCCGGTTTCGCCTTTTGGGCCCTGAGGGCCAATCACACTACCCAAATCTAATTCCTGTGCCATATTTCCCTATCCTTTCTATGAAATTGTATATATCAATTTACCATCTCTTATTGACAATGGCGGCGCCGGTTCATTATCATTATGTGTCATTATCAGATGCCCCTCTTCATTCACATACATTCCAAACATTCCCGGATTCAGTTGTGTCACAGATGCCACTCCGTCTTCCCCTTTTGGACCCTGCGGTCCTGGCGGACCTGTCTCTCCCTGAGGCCCTGGCGGACCTTGTGGACCTGTCAACTCTCCTGATTCTATTTTCCCTTGTATCTCTCTTGTGATGTCCTCTGCCTTCTTTGATGCATTATTCGTTCTCGTAATCGCATCAGTAGCTTGTCCTATCAACCCCAACAAGACAGATTCTTCTTCCGGATCGGGTTCTGGCAATTCTCCTTCCAGCCCTTCCAATACTTTACATTGGCGATTCACAGTCGTGTTCCATTCATTTTTCAGTGTTCCATCATCGACCGTTTTTTTAGCACATAGAATAAACTTCACATTGCCTTTGTATTTTGTTACTTTCCTCGACAGAAGCCACGAAAACAGGATATTTCCCTCTGATAGTTCTACATCATCAATGCAATACACCCCAAATTCTCCATTGGCGTTTTCATAATTGATAAACAGAATCAGTTCGGATAAATCGATATGATCCCCCACCATCTTGGGACACTGAAATAAAACTCTTTCTACTTTTTCATCCGATTCTACGCCCAATAACTGGATAGCATCAGGAACAATAATCTCTCTTGTCTCCGGATCGATTCTGCATCGTTCTGTCTCCTGAATCTCCTCTTCTTCCAGATTCATCTCCGCAAAAACTTCTTCTAATCCAGTCATTGCCTCACCCCTTCCTGGTGTATAGTTACGGAATTTGTCGTGATCCGGTATCCTTCCCTTTTCCCATACAGTCGCACCTCAAATGACGTAAATGTCAGCGCTTCCTTCGGTATCTGACACCGTCCATTTATCACAGGAGCATAATATTCTTTTCCCAGTTTAGTAAATCCGGCTACTTTTTTGCATCCCTTCCATTCATTACTACAAAAAAATTCCGCATTGAGATATCCTTCTGTCTCCGCTACAATTCCACTAAAATCGCATTGCTGGTCCTTCACAAGGTTCTGGCCTTTCACATGAAATTTCAAGATACGCATCACGAACCGCCTCCCAACGCATCAATATCTGAATTTTCAATTTGTTCTACACCTTCCACCTCCCCAGGCTCCCCTTTTGGACCCTGAGGGCCTTGCGGACCCGTCGGTCCTTGTATGCCTTGTTTCCCCTGCGGACCCTGCGGGCCTGTCGCTCCCCGTTTCCCTGATAGGTCAACCAGAAACTCATACCCCTGGCTCCGTTTCTTATATACTGCCGCATTTTCATCGTCTTCTACATTTCCCGTGTTGACAATCACCAATGACCCTTCTGTCAGTCCGTCTGAAGAAAATCCCTCATTCATATCCTCTATGGAACCATATTCTTTTAGTATATTCATGCTATACATAGTTTCTGTTTCTCCATCATCCAGATCGTCAATCTCTGATTCAGAAATCTCGACTGGATCAATATGTTCCAACCTTCCAAGCGCATCGATCAACGCCTCGTAATCGTCAGAACTCGTTATATTGGACATTGCTACCAAGTTCTGGCTTACTTGAATATGAAACTCAAAAGAGGTTACAACTCTGCTTTTATCCATCAAATGAAGCTGCGCTTTTACTGTCCCGCTCTCTGCCAGCATCTGTTCCGTTAATCCAAAAAGTACACAATAATCATTGAATACGGTGCCTTCCGTATATGTTTCTTTCCCAGACGGTTTTTTACAGTAAACACGAGCTTTATAAATCATTCCCTCCGTCCCTGACAGAAGCACCTTAACCAAACGCCCGGTATCATGCTGTGTCGCAAAGATCACATTTGTAATCCCTTGGGCTCTTAAATCCAAACTTAAAACTTTTGTTGATTCCATCGTTCCTCCTCCCTTTTATGCAGGAATCCACCGTACAAACGCTACATTCTTGGGTTCTGGAGGTGTCACACTTCCTCCGCCTGGATATCTCAGACAGTATCCCCACGGATAGTTATAATATCTTGTAACCCAGATCTCTTGTCCTGTCTGGTCTCCTGTCTGTCCTCCAACCGTTCCCCCAAACTCATTGATGCTTGCCTGTACGACCTGGCCGTCTCCGATGCTCATGGCCGTGTGCCCTTTTTGCCTGGTAATTAAAACGTCTCCGCGAATGATTCCAGAGCCTGACCGGAAGTTCACCTGACTTGTCACATCTTGGAAACCCGCCGCCATAAAATAGCTTCTCATATTTGCGGTATTAACTGCCGTTCCTCCGCCGATAGACAGACCCGCTTTTCGGTACGCCGTTGTCAGAAACGAGGAGCAGTCATAATCCGGTCCCCATCGATTCCCTTGGTCATATCCGTGCGAGCTGTCATTTGCTGTATCAATGGCCCATTGTACCGCTTCCTCCACAATATTTTTCAGGATGCCATCAATTCTTGTATCCCATTCCCGCGCATAGCGAAGCCGGTTCTCCATCATTGGAGTCCCGGCTCTTTCATAGTTTGCCTCCCACGCATAGGTAAGCCATTCGATATCCCTTGATGATTTTATGAAATCATTAAAGGAAATATTGTAAGCGCTTGTCGCATAGTACTGGATCCCTGTTCTTCTTTCATAATCAGTAACCGCAAGCTGGCAGTCGATGGTCAAATAATCCGTCCTCCCGATCGCCCGCGCTCTAGTCTGTAGATTCGTTCCCGGTGTCCACTGATTCAAGCCTACGCCAGAATTCCAGTTTCCTTGTCCGCTCTGAAAGGAGGCCGGATTGAGGTTGGACTCCTGCTGGGCATTTGCCAGGTACGCAACAATCGGATTTCTGGCCCATCCGTATTGTTCATTTAGCTTTTTTGCTATCTCTGTTCCATTCTCAATGTATCCCATCAGACAGTTCCCCCTTCGGCGGTCTTCCCTCCTACAAAGATTCCATCTACGAAGTCCATATAGGAGCCGTCAGAGAACTCCGCCCTCCCGGTTTTTGTTGTCTTCTCATCAACTCCAACAGTACCAATATGAATATTGTCTGTCTGTACCACATCCGCCTCTATCCGACCCGACCGGAAATGGGTCTCTCCTGTTTGTCCATCAGGCCCTACTATCGCTCTCCAGTACGAATCACTTGTTGTCTCTCCATGTTTCATATAAAGGAATCCATTAGTCGTCACCTCAAATGGCCCAATAATCATTGACTGCGCATTTATAATTCCTTCATCCAGATCAAAATAATTATTTCCCAGCTTGTCCGCCAACTTTCCGGCAACGACCAGATCCGCTATGATTCCCGCTGCTGTCACGGCTGTCTTCCAGTCCCACGTCCCATCCGGCAGCTTCTCTTTCGCCACCCGAAGGCCTTGTGTTCCCGCTTCCATCGCCCCATATAACGCTGACAGTTCATCCAGCACTTCGATCAAAAACGCCGCCGAATTTGTCTTTTTTGCGGCCGTTGACTGTGCGTACAGGTTTGCTTTCATGGCATCAATCGTCCCCTGAACCTGCTCCGCAACCAGGGAGCCATCTTCCCGGATTGTCTTCTCCACTCTCTGTGCTACCGATGACATCTCTTTTAAGTAGTTGTAACGGAATTCCCCCAGCTCCACTTTGGAATTCTTTTTTCTGACGTTATCATAAGTGATCGAAACCGCCCTCGCTGCAGTCGTGATTCCCAATTTCTTATTTTTACATTGTACCGTATCTCCAAGCCCGATCGCTTCCAGGCCTTTTACATTTCGGTATTGTTCTGTATTCTCGATTGCGTACATATCACAAGAATAACTGCATTTCGGTTTGTCCACACCTTCCTGAAATTGTTCCTGGCATCGTCTTACAAGTTCTCTCCTCAGCTCCTCTAAAGAATCAAAGCTTTCCTCTCCTTCTTTGGCATCTGTCGCCAGCTTTACGTCTTTAAACTCTACCGTTTTCGTATAGATCACCGGGTAATTGCCAATCAATGGACTATCCACCCACGGGGTTTCCCCGTCAAGCATGTAATCGTTATACGCCACCGGAACGATCCTTGTTATGACATCCGACATATCAATCTCTTCTTCGATCTCTTTGCAATTATATCCGAATTCCGCCCTTGCCCCATTATCTTCGCCGATCTGCTCATTGATTATCATTTCATAATTGTCATAGAACACCTCCCCTCCGAACTTCTTCAAAAAGGAATGATCGCCATCACCTTGTACAGCCTCAATCAGGTTTGTCCTTATACATTCTACATATGCTGTTTTTATAATATCAGAGGATGCCCGGTACTTTTCCTGCCCTCTTGTCATATAGTTCAATACCTGCTGCCCGGTTCCCGATATTTCCAGCCTGTTCAGATATAGTTCCTTGGCCGCGTCATATAGAATCGGTCTCGCATACGCTGTGACGTGTATCCTGTTTTTTTTCTTTTTGTAAATCCGAAAAAGCTGCTTTTTTGAGTGAAACAAAGGAGCCGCAATCACGGCCCCTTCCTGTATCAATGTCCATCTCCCATCCGGGTCTATTGGATGTGATAATTCCATTTCCCAACTTCCGTTGAGTTCGCACTCTGTTTCACAGCTTTCAGGCAACAATGTCATATCCCCGTTGTGCAGGAAATCCTCGTTTCCCGCCGCATAAATTTCAATCATTATAACCGCCTCCAGTTTGGTATGACCTGGACCTGGAAAGCACCATGATATCCGACTTCATTTTCTCCAGGAAGCAAGAACAGATCTTCAAAGTCCCCTTTCGCAGCCTTATTCACTACAGTCCCATCCGACCTATAAACTAGCTTTCGCTCGGTGTCAATGTATGCTTCTCCGGTAAGTTCTACTGAAAATGAATTCCCATTCACAGAAAGCTCACACACTCCTCTCCCGGAAATATGATATGTTGGATAGGCCAGCAGATAAGGATTATACCTCACCGCTTTACAACTATATTCCGCAAGCCCATCCTGCAAATAGGATAATCCATCCTTTGATATAAATACCGCCTTGAACGATCCTATCCGCCTGCTGCTTCTCTCATTCGTGTCAATTTCTACTTTGGAAATTCTGAAAAAATAATTTCGGTCATCACCCAGAATCAAATCCGTATTCCTTTCAGAAAGCCATCCCTGGATCAGCCTCCACCGTTCCATCCAAGCATCTTCTGGCCCAATATAATTCATCGGAATTTCAATTTCAGATTCTTCATAGGCCTCTTCCTCCAGGTAGAGCATCCCGTCTCTTCCCGCAATCTCAATACTCTCCATCTTCTTTTTCGCCGCTGGAATATCTGGTCTGTCTGATATGCAGACCCCAAACTCAGAGGCCCGCCGTCCACCATAACAGATATCATACATTGCCTTTATTCTCCTTTCGCCGCTCGATATGCCCGATGCTTCTGCCCCATTTTATCCAGGATCATGTCCGTCATCACAGACACTAATTTCGTATCTCCAAGATAAATATTGTTCTCCGCCACAATCTGGAGATCTTTTATTACTTCGGACAATATCTGTGCCATGATGCCATTGTTTCTGGAGTTTTCCTCTCTGATATAAGATTTCAATAAGTCAATCGGAAGAACGGCTTCTTTTCCTGCTTCCCCGCCTCCCATTAGCGTACTACCGTTTGCACCAAATATGGTCGGGCGGTTCAAAATCCCACCTTTCGCATACCATGTGATCGGCATGGATGGTGTACGCAATGACAACGGGTTCACAGAACGGCTTTTTTTGCTGCTTTTCTTTTTGCTCTTCCCACTGGATTTTTTATCTCCAAAAGAAAATAAGTCCTCAAAAAATCCTACTATTTTTTCGACTTTATCCTTAATCCAGTCTAAAATAGGGTCTACCAAATCCCGGAACCACTTGCATTTATTATACAAAGTCACAAGACCGCCCACTAACACACTGATCAGCGTTATCGCTCTGGAAATAGGATTTGCGTTTATTACACCCCAAACCGCTTTGATCTTAGGAGTTAGCCTTTCGAATCCCTTCATCAAGCTTCCTACCCCTGTTGTCATTAATCCAATTCCCGTCAGCGCGGGTGCGATCGCCGCAGTCAAGAGGACTATCACTCCGATGATCCTCTGTGTGCTTGGTGGAAGTGCATTGAATTTTTCTAAAAGCCCTGCCGCAATCTGAGTAATCTGCGTAATAATCGGAGCCACTGTTTCCGCAAGCTGTGCGGTTGCTGCCTGAAAGTCTGCCGTTGCCTTATTTCCCTCTACCAGATTTTTGTTATTTTCCTGCCATTTCTGCCCTGCCTGCATCAGTCCCTGGTTTGCCAGTTCCTGCATGATAAGGTTTGTCCTCTCAGATTCCGTGCGGCAATTAGCCAGTTTTTCATTAAACGCATCTTCCGAGGTCCCCGCCCAGTTCAGGACATCCGCAAACGTTCCTGTTACTGCTGCTGTTCTTGCTGTTTCATTGATGGATTCCGCCAGCCCATCAATCGGAATACTATCTCCGTACTTCGCCCATGCCCCAATCGTCCCGTTTACCAGTTGGGTAAGTTGCTGTTGGGAAAGCCCCATTGCCTGCAAATTTGCCGTTGTAGTCGCTGCTGTCTGGTCATCCCCAAGAACGCCGAACAATGTCTGATAAATCTGCTTGGTTTCCTCTGCACTGTATCCTGACAGTTCACTTGACACTTCCAGCGATCCCATGATTTTTCGGTATTCCTCAGTGGCAGGTACTGTGGCCGCTACCGCCCCGATGATCCCCGCCGCCGCTGTGGAAATTCCGCTCATCTTTTCGCCTGCACTTTTCGCCTTATTCCCAACATCATCCAACTTTTTGGCATAATCATTCATTCTGGCGCTTCCGCTTTTTAACTTGTCTTCGACTTCATTCAGCCCTTTTTTGTAGTTATTCAGCGATGTCTTTGCCTGATTCAGTTGATTTCTCTTATTTTGGATTGCTCGTTCGTCCCGGTTCTCTGCCGCCTCCAGTTCATCCAGTTGTCGGGACAGTAAAGTCACTTTGTCGGAATAATCTTTTGTCTGCTCTGACAAATATTTCTGTGTTTCTTTCAGTTTCTCCGCCGTCTTTGTGCTGTCATCCCATGTTGACTTCACCAGTTCAAATGCGGTCCTGTTTTCCTGTATGGATGCTGTGACTTCCTTCAGGCTTTTATTGAAATCCACAGACCCGTCCGCCTTAAAGACAAGACCTACTCTTTGTAGCTTATCCGCCATATAGTGCCTCTACCTCCCTTCTTCTATCTTTCTGGAACACTTCATAACATTCGTTAAAAAAGATTGGGTCTGAATTCCAAAATTCTTCTTCACTCATTCCCATCTTTCTCGCCGCCACCATATATTCCGGCCAGTTTATTTCCCCGGCATCACACTCGACTGTGCCTGTTTTTTTTTAACATACCGGTCATATTCTTCCTGGAATACCTGCAGTACCTTTTCTAATTGTTCCGTATCTGGAGGGACAAGGGAAAGCGCTTCGTCAAATCCTACTGTTTTCCCATTGCTTCTTAGGATTGCGTAAATCACATAGGCCGCCAGCTCAAAGCTTTCTTCTTCCGTCAGTTTCTTTTTGTTTTTCTCTGCTTTCTTCTGGATACGATAAAATCCTTTCTGTTTTTGCAGGTAATAGATCGTCCCAAAATTTACCCTGACAGAAAGCCTTGTGCCGTCTGTCAAATCAATAAAATTTTCCTTCATGCCTCTCTCCTTTATGAACCGGAAACCGCTGACGTCAAATCCTCTTTTGTCAGTATTGGTTTTTCAAAAAACTTTTCTTCCGTCAATCCTGCCGGAAATGCGGATGAGGAAGAATCGACCATCGCTTTGATATCTTCATTATCATTAAAGGCATATGCCTTAATGGTAATCGTGTCTGTCTGTTCAGAAAAGCTCTCTTCCCTCGTTTTCGTTTCGTCTGTATTTTCCGCGAGCCTGCATTTTGGATACCACTCCAGACGTATTTTCCCTTTTTTCAGTTTTACAACCTTTCCATATGCAAAAAATGGACGAATTCCTTTCCCTCCCGAAAGAATCAGACCACCTTCATCCACTGTATCTCCCCGCATTTTAGCCAGTGTTTCTGCCGGGAACGCAATCACTTCTACTTCAATATCCGTTGAAGAGACGCTGGAATCTGTATCGTATACGATGCCACTTGCATATACATCTGTGTTTTCCGCGTTTTCTGTTACAGTTACACTTTTTACCACTTCGGTGCACTCCACCTCTTCACTATATTCCCCTGAATATTCTCCGTCTTCCGACTGATCGAAGCAGATATACTGCGCCCCGACCGTCTCTTTAATTGGCGGTTTCTTTGTCGTAATTGCCATTCTTTTTTCTCCTTTACTTCCATAATTCCTTGTCAATCGTTTGATAATACTTCTGTTTATTTTTCTGGAATGTCGGCATCACATGCGGAACCGCATCTGCCCTCACTGTTCCATTTTCTACCATTGGGCCATAATATTTCCCCCATCCGACTTCTATTTCACCTTTCGTTCTCCTTGTCGTTACGGTATCTAAAAGATGTGTGTATCCGGACCCGGTCATCTTAGAACGTGGTTTTGGGAGTTTCCTTACATCATCGGCCAGCATCTTAGCTCCTGTTTCTATAGCTGACAACGCCTTTTCATCTGTTACCTGATACCGCTGCATAAGGTCTTCCATGAAGTCCAATCCGCCCGTGTAAAATTTCATGTCAGACATCTTCTATCACATCCACGGAAAAGTAGGTGTGCCATGTTTTTGAGAATACAGGATCTTTTTCCACATATTCGTGCTGAAATTTAGGGTGAATCCCCTGTTCTCGCAACTTCTTCCGTAACTCTTTATATTTGTCATGCTGAGGTGTGCGGGCAAAGAACGAGATCTGGTATGTAACAACATTCTGGTATTCATTTCCGGAGGCCATTTCGTCTTCTTCCAGATACGGCCAAAATACAATCCTTGGATATTCGTTCGTGTTCTTATCGCTTGTAATTCCTTCATTTACCGGAACTCCCAAACTTTTCAGTAAACTGCTTAATTCCTGTTTTGTCATTGTATTTTCAGCTCCTTTTCTGGACGAATCAACGTAAGTTCCGTTTCCTGAAATCCGTCTTTATCCGTCACATGCGTGGCATTATAAACATGGTGCTGTTTCCCTTCAATCATACATACACACCTGCTATCAATACCCTTATACACTGGAATCCGAATCTTCATCGTCACCTCTTTCCCGCCCTGATCGAATTCATACTTTGTCCGATCAAACACTGATAATTCCCGATACCATATGTCCCCCACATTGGAATTCTCCAAATGCTCCTCTGGATAATCCTTGGATTCGTCCTGCCGGATGTAATAAAGCTGCATTGCTCCTGATGTATATTCAGGCATCTGCATGTGTCTTCACCTCACTTCCCATCTGCCAGCTTAAAATTAGAGCCTTATAATTATCTTCCCATTCATTCACTTTGTGATGGTAAGCGTAATACACATAGTTTTTTAACAACATACGGAAAGTATAGTCATCATCCAGACTTTGTCCTGGATTCAAAAAATCCAATCTTGCTTTTCCCTCTTCCAGGTATCTCATTAATCCTGTATCCTGAAAATACGGCGGGATCTGATAATCCTGCCGTATTTCTGTAATCAGTTTTTCCAGCTCCAACGTCATCCCCTCCTGCTACTTATTCCAAAACAGCTTTTTCAAAATTGAAAGTAATCACTTCCGATTCATCCACTTCGATCTTCCATGTATCTTCTTTGGATACTCTCAAAATGATTTCTGGATCAAACGTCATGTTTTCTTTTCCTTCTGCTGCCACTCCATTTTTCTTTAAACTCATTTTCTTTCCGGTCTTTGTAAGCTTGAACGGGAAATAATGCCCGCTTTGTTCTTCCTCTTCGGAGGAGAAGCCCGTGTATCCGGTAACAGCTTTCAGTGTTCCTTCAACGGTTCCATCTTCATATACACAAAGATCCTCTCCTACCAAATCAGAAGCTTTCTTACCTAATAAGTCCTGACCTGCCGGAAACAATGTCATAATGTCAGGACTGATTATTTTCCCTGTTCTGGAGTTGTCGCTGTCGTTACTGGAAGCTTATATTCTTCCAGCTTTGTGATATCAAATACAACCGCGCAATTATCATCTACCGCACGCCCGTTTGCATAACACTTTCCAATCACCAGATCCGCGTCGTCCATTGCTTTTGTCTGGTCATACTCCTTTACCTCGAAAGATGTTGCTCCCATCACATAGACATTCGGAATGGTAAAAATTCCCTTCCCCTGCGGGCAGTTCGCGTCCACATGCTTTACAATCGGCATGAAAGATGTATTTCGGTATCCTCCTGTTAATGCCTCGCCATAAAGCGCCGGATCTACATATTCTGCTTCATCTAACGGGTTACAGATCAGATGCAGCTCAGAAACAGTTCTCTTCCCATTATTTGTCAGCGTTTTTCTGACTTCCGCTAGGCCTTTCGGGGAAAACTTTTTCACTGTATTAATCACCGCTTTATCGTCAGCCGTCCCGTCTTCTTTGAATGTTTCAATCTGCTTCATAATCCCGATTGGTCCCGTCTTTCCATCCCCGGAAAGATATCCCGTCACAAATCCATCCTGCATGGCTTCTGCCAGAACTGCCGTAAAATACCGATCAACAAATGGAAGCGCCAGATCCCGGATTGCTTTAGGGATGACAATATACGCTGTCATCTTGTGCTGTTCAATATTCAAGCCGGTAATCGATGCGGATAGCTCGCCCTGAACCGCACCGGTCAGGTTCCCCCACACTGCCTTGCCGGAGTGTTCCGCTACGATCCATTTCTTTACATCTGCCGGTGCCATCTGTACCATGGACAGAATATCGCTGCTTTTTTTGATATCATCCAATGTACGGTCAATAATCGATGTTGGAAGGATATCGATCTGCTCTGCCGTAATCGCCTGTTTAATATCCTTGAATTTTTCATAAAAGGATGTTTCCTCTTTTGTCAGTACCCGAAGACCCAGCTTCTTTCTGTAGTCTTCGTCCGCCGCTGCCCTTGCGTTCTCCTCTACCAGTTCGCTGATCAGATGCTTATGCTGCTCTTCGGCAATCATCACTGCCGCCTGATAAATCGCTTCACTTTTGTCTTCCGCTTCATTCAGCATGGTTACGACTTTCTGCTGAAGTTCTTTGTCCAATGTGTCAATTTTCATTCTTTTATTCTCCTTTTCCTGAATTAAAAAAAGCACTGAATCCAGTGCTGTCCCCTTGTTCCTTACTATTTTCTTTGATTTGTTTCACAACTTTTTCAGCGACCTTTTGTGCGATCCTGTTTTCGATTTCAGAAGTATCCCGTATTTCCAATCTCGCTTCTGATCCATATAAAAGTCTCTGTTGGATCCATTTCATCGCGGACTGGCTGACGCCTTCCGGCTTTTCATCCATGATCCCCGTTGCAAATCCTTTCTCTTTGGCTTCTTTTGCTGTCAACCATGTTTCGTCATCCATGAGCTGCTTGACTTCTTCTTCGGTAATCGTACATCTACTCATGTACGCATTGACAGACGCCTGGGTAATCTTATCCAAATCATCTGCTTGTTTTCTGAAATCATTCGCGTTTCCCACTCCATATGTCCACGCATTATGAATCATAAGAAGGGAAGCGTCATTCATCACTCGTTCTTCCCCTGCCATAAATATAACAGATGCTGCGGAACACGCAAATCCGTCACAATAGGTCCGCACTTTTGCGTTACTGTTTTTCAGGACATTATAAATCGCCAGACCTTCTGCCACATCTCCCCCATAAGAATTGATGTGGACATTCACTGTCTCAACCTCTAATTCTTGAAGTTCTTTGACAATTCCATAAGCATCTTTGTCTTTTTCATTCCACGGCCAACTCGTAATCTCTCCGAAGATATAGAGATCCGCTTCTTTCCCGGCTGTTTCCAGGGAATAGTATTTCTGCATCTTGCCTTATTTCTCCTTTCCCATGCTTTATTTACTGTTTCACCCACAGTTGGGAGACCACCGGATCACCTCCTTCCCTCTAAGTTTTTAATTGTCCGCATTTTCTTTTCCACTCTTCTCACCTCCCAGATCATTGGTATAATTCTTTGTAATTACTCTCTGCTGGCTAAACTCCGTATTCAAAGCTTCCCAACCTGCCATTTCCCGTACCTCATCAAAATTGAATCCGATGCTTCTCAACTTATCCAAATTGGCCGCGCTCTCAATAATATCGACATGTTTATACTTGCTCATATCAATCCAGATCATTTCGCCTTTCAGATAGTCTTCTTCTCCTACCAGTTTTGCGTTCAATGAATCATTCAGCAATTCTACGATCCATCCTACAGCATAGGTAATAAATTCATTGGTACTATCTGCTTTTTCTGTGATTTCTCCAAGAAAGACCGCTTTGGGAATATCAAAGGCAAAGGCACACTCTACCATGATTTCATTTGCCAGCTTTACGATATCCTCACTGGATACGTTTGTCTGTGCCTGAAGCTGGGACACTTTTAGTCCTGACGAATTTGTAAGCACTTCTATTTCATCTGATTCTAACAACTTTTTAATGTCAGATTTATATTGGTCGATTGTAACAACTTTTGGTTTTCCTTCTTTGTCTTTTGTATGAATCACCGGCATCGATCCCTCTACATCCAACGTATATCTTGGAATACTTGAGATCTTCTTGGCCGCGCACATTGCACTGATCGTGCTATTATAAATATTTAACACTTTTTCAAGAAACCCTATAATTTTTTTGTTTCTGCTCCTGAGATGGATAATCTCATTTGATGTAAACCCCTTTTGCAGTTTTATTGTATTATCATTGGATATAATCGTGACATTACTATAGGTCTCTGGGACCATAACAGAATTATTTACTGTAAATGAATCCGCAATGTATAGATGATTTCCTACATAGCAAATCACACACTCCTCATCAAGCAGCAAACGCCGGATAGCTTCAATCCAGAAATCCGTGGCCGTTTCATTTGGATTTGGCCGAATATTCAGCAGCCAGTAAATATGATCCTTTTCTCTTTTCCCTTTTCTATTGACGATAAACTCGCTTTTCGCTATTGCATGTGCGATCATTCCTACCGCCTTTTCAATAGCCATTTTTGCTACTTCAAGCTTTTTAATGTTTACGGTAATGCTATCTGTATATGATACCAAATCTCCTTTTTTGTTTTGAAATAAGAAATCAAACATATACCACTTTCTCCTTTATTAAATCCTTGGAATACATCGATACCAGAAACGCCATAAACCCATCATTTTTTCTTAGCTTCGGTTCTATTTTCCCATACTGCTTGTTTCCATACCGATCTGTCAACACCTCTGTATTATTGGTATACCACCGCATAATGGCAGACGCTCCATAATTAATCCTCCCTTCCGCAAACAGCTTTTCTATCTCCGGTGCTATAATCCCACACACGGATCCAATCTTCCTTATGAGCCGCATCTGCCCATACGGGTCTTTTTTTGTTTCTTCGCGAATTCCATAAGACTCAAATAACATCCGAAACAATGGGTATCTGTATGTATCCATTGTAATTTTAAGTACATAATATTCATTCATTCGATCCATACACCACCGCACTATATTTTCTGGAGGAATTACCTGTCCTGGTGTGATCTCATAATCCGAAAATTCCGGCTGTCCCATATTTTGAAATATTGGAAATTTAATGGATTTTAAAAACGGGGACTCCTCACATATCCATGTGTGTTGTCTCCAGATATATTCTCCATCTTTCTCCGTCAAAACTCCTGCTGACGCAAAATCCCTAACATCTGCATAATCAATCCCAATGACCGCAAGCCTCCCTTGGGTATCCGGTGTCTCCCGTATCGTCTTCTTTTTGATATCCGAATAACAGCATCGCAAAATATTTTCCCAGGAAGCTACTGTTGCTTCATCATTCCTGTCAGGCCAGTTCATCCTCTTTGTCATAAACTCCGGCCTTTTGCTTGGCAGCTTTTTCATTTCCAGATAATCCTGAAGGATCTGGTGCTCCAAAATCGGCATATATTCCATTGAAGGATTTGGCTTATGCCATGCTAACCTATCATCCGCTTCCTCAATACCGTCAATCTTGCAGATAAAGGGGAAATATCCTAACTGGTTTTCTCCGGTTTCCAGTATTTCCTCCATCAGATCCAACAATTCATCCATTGGCCCCTCTCGTACATACCCATTTGTAGTCAAGATAAATTCCCTTGGATGCTTTACCTTTCCAAGCGCGGATTCAAATACATTGATCTGGTCATAATTTTCATAAGCATGAATTTCATTTAAAACCAGACACCCTGGACGTTTCCCATCTTTTGTCGCCGCATTTGATGTGTTATACCTCATTTCTGATCCAGTTGCTGTGTTTGTAATTAATTCTTTCGTAACTTTGAACTTTCCTTTCATGGCTGGAATATTCATCGCATCATACGCTACTTTAAAGGTATCTTTTACCTGCTGTTCCGAATTTGCCACAATCTCTACATGATAATTCTTCACCCCATATAATGGTGTCTGGAAAAAATTGACCAGTGGCACTATAAATCCATCTTTCCCATTCCCTCTTCCCATCATAATAAAAAACTTTCGAAATACCGGCATGTCGTCCACATACATAAAGGCAAAGGCATAGATGAATTTCTGATATGGAAAGATCTTATAGTAGTGTTTTTCGCAATATTTTAAACAGTTTTGATATGTTTTTTCGTCAAAAAAAACATCATTTCTCCGTAATGTCGGCAAAACGATGTTCTTGATCAGAAGCGATCTCTCCCGATTTATTTTTTTAGGGTTATCCTCTGCATACCTAAGATATTCTGCAATCTCTTTGCAATTAATCATTACAGATAATCATCCTCTGCTGAAGAATTTGAAAGAGGTTCTTTTAAATTCAGATCATTTAATATTTTCAGCATGGCAGTTGTGATCTTTGGCAGATTTGTCACGGATTCATTGGGTTTTTCGACCTTGATACCATTTCCATTAACCGTGTCGTACCGGATTCCTTTTTTCCGGATATCTGTAATCAACTTCTTTTTTAGACTCCAGTAATCCATGTAATCACTAACTAGATCCAGATAAAAATCGGATGTTTTGTTCTGTAATCTTAACTGTTCTAAAAGCGATTCTTTAATCTCTGTTTTTGTCACACTACCACCTCTTTTCTCACATTATAGCGTACCCCTTTCACGCGCGCGCGAAAATTTCTCCAGAGTCATGGCCACATCCCCGTTCTCCACTAAAAAATTTTTCATTGAGAATTCACCCGGGGGGATTTCTTTTTTATTCCGAAATTTTTCTACCATTTTTCTTCTGTGACTGGTTCTTTCTTTTTCACAAATCTTTTTGGTTGTCTCCCATGCCTTATGTTGTGACACTGTGTACATAAGCTAATCAGATTCTCTTCATCAAATGCAAGCTCCGGATTTTCTTTTAGTTCCTTGATATGATGGACCTGTGTCGCCCTCCGGATCTTTGCATCTTCCCCGAATAATCTTTCTTCTTTTTCTGCTGCCGTCCGCAACCTTTGAATACAATCCTGACACTCATGCCGATCCCTAATTAAAATCCTATCCCTAACCTGCTGCCATCGCGCCGAATTATAGACCTGCTTTACTTCCTGATCTGTCATGTAAATCTCCTTAACTATTCTCATATTAATTTACTACATGTAAAAAGCATCCGGTTTCCCGGATGCTCTCTTCTTATTCCTTATTCGATTGGTCTATAAACTCCTTCATCATCTTAGTGATCTGTGTCCCCATCGCAATTCCTTTGCTTTTGCACACAGCCCGAAACTCTTCTGCCACTTTTTCATTTACTTTGTAGGTCTTTGGGACAAGCCCCGCCTTTGCATCCCACTTATCCTGTGGCCTAACCTTTTTCTCTTCCATCTCTCACCTCGTATACAATATTCAAAATATTAGATATCACGCTTATGATCAGTGCAGTTCCAATGATCCAGTCAAGCCCTTTTGTCACAGCGTAGTATCCAAGCAGGAAGAGAGATAATAAATTTGATACAATTATACTTTTTCTCATAGATTTATTTGCTGAGATGACTTATAATATAGGCGATGGGTGGCAAGCCCACCGCCTAGCACCTATTTGAAAAACGTCTCATAGATTAAGCAAATCGCAGTTACCAGACCGTTTATTATGCTGACTATGAGTGCCGCTTTTTCAAGTCGGTGCTTTTTCTTATGTTTTTTAGCCATCTCCATTCTCCTTTCCTCATTTCTTGATTCTATTACACTATATACGTATACGTATGTCAAGGGTTTTAGAGGAAATTTCCAATAGGAACGGCAGGACTCGAACCTGCAACCGCCCGGATATAAGCCGTTTGCTCTTCCATTGCGCTACGTTCCCCTGTAAAAAAAGCACCTGACCTTTGTCAGATGCTTTATGCCTTAAATGAGATTCGATTATTATCTTACCTGCGCCATTTTGCTAAGCGCATCCTGCAATACTTTTGAACAGCTTATTCCATTCTGTTCTACAAATGTATTCAGCCATGCAGGAATTGTCAATGTTTTCTTGACTGCGTTGCTTCCGTATTTTGCTGCGTATGCGTCCATGTCCAGAGCAATCAGACTCACGAACTGCCCTTCTTCCGTTGCAACCTCATTGATTGCGGTTGCTTCCGGTGCTTTATTTCCGTCTTCAAGTTCTGTCAGTACCCATCCGCTTGCGGCATCTTCTGCCATAAATACAGCCTCTGCCATACTGTCTCCTCCCGTTACGCATCCAGTAAGATCTGGAAATTCTACTGCGTATCCACCGGACTCGTCTTCATATGGAGTAAATACTGCTGGATAAACTAATTTCATAAGCACACCTCTTTCTTTCATCTTTCAGGCACTGGGGCTTTACAGCCCCGCCTGTTTTAATATTTTCTTTGCTACTGTAAGGTTTATGTCCTTCCCTCCGTGTTCCGGTACTGTAACCTTTCCCGGCTTTGTTGGATGTTTATACTGGTGATGGGAGCCTCTCTGTGAAACTTCGTACCACCCGTCTTCCTTAAGTATCTTATCCATTTCTCTGAATCTCATTTAATCCCTCCTTGTGATTATATAATAACACGTATTGCACGTATTGTCAATACTTTTATACATATAATACGTATTTTGAGATTCACGAGGTGCGCAAAGAAGCACCCTGTCATTTCTGGTAAGGTGCTTCCCCTTTTGTTTCTTTTCGATGATATCATAATATCACATATCCGACTGAACTTCTATGAACTCTTTTGGTAATTCAAAATGTGCAAGTGCTCTTCCATGAAGTTGATATATCCATCTTTCTGAAAAACTCATTTTTTCCGCAATCTCCCACCAGTCGAGTCCGGTTATATAGCGATAGAAAAGTATGTCCTTCTCATTCTCGGATCTCAGCTTCTTGATCTGCCTTACAATCTGCTGGTATGTTTTGATCCTGAGATACCGCTCGTGCTGCAACTTCAGAATCATTTCGTCCAGATCTGCTGCATATCCTGATAAGTCCCCCTGCCCTCCGCTGCCATGCGGCATCCCATCATTAAACATCATCCCTGGATACATTTTCATAGATCTAAGTTCCGCAATCTCCGCATTGATTCTATGAATTCTTCTGACATGCTGACGGTAGCTCCGTAGATATTCCTTTTTCTTGTCATTTTCACTCATGGTTTTCTGTTCTCCGTCCATCGGCATCACCTCCAATCCCAAACTTCTTCGCTATGTACTTCGCCACATCAACCGACTTATACGGCTGACGTTTGAAATTCTTCCTGGCATCCTCCCGCACATCCGTCTCCAGGCAGTCATAGTGATTCGCTGTATCAATCTTCTTTTCGTGTTCCATCCTGTTTCGTTTCAATTTCTTCTCCTTTCTCCGTGCGGTAGGATGTATTTCTCCCCGCGCGCCCATCACACCCATTCATCCCTATATCTACAACACAATTATATTTTTTCTCATATTCGTATAATTTTTTTCTACATTTAGGACATATATCAGTTCTATTATTTCTAACTTTTTCTTTACATTTTTCACAGAACTCTAATTTAGGAGGTATTGCTAAATGTACATAATGACGTCCGCACGGACAATCAAACGATTCAGTGTTTGCAAAGTCAAATGCGTAAGTTTCACTTTTATCATTCATGTGCTTGCGGATGATATCTACCGCTCTATGTCCTGCATCATTATCTATAATGCATCCCTCTGCCTTTAGTTGCTCTATTATCTCTTCCAGAATCTTCTCTAACATGTCAGTCTTCCTCCGTGTTCTCTTCATACTCTTGTCTTTTGATTATCCTGATATTCTCTTGCGGAACTTTGCAAAACTTTGCAATCCCTGCTATCTGATCTTGTGCGTATTCCTGCAATTTAAAACTCGTCAGATTCTCTGTATGGAGGTTTATACTACTTTTGGAATACCCGACTTCTCCTTTACCTCCAAATATTTCCGCATCTCTAACCTCATAGAAAAGACTTATTGTTACATCTATTTTCTTCTGCATATCAGTCCTCCTTTTTATCTCCTTAATATCCATTTACCCAGTCAAGGTATTCAAGACCAAGCCAATTTTTAAAACATGCAAGATTCCTACATTCTTCATAATCGTGTTTTTTCCATCCGCAATAGTTGTCGCAGTTTCTGCACATTTCATGTAATTCCTCACAGTCATCTTTTTTGTTCAAATATTGTTTTCGGCTTTGGTATACTTCTTCTAACTGCCTTTCTGTTTTTTCTCTTAACATGTCAGTCCTCCTTTTCCAACTGTTCAATCTTATCCATTAAGTCCATGCTTTCATGTTCCTTTTTAGGGTACTGCTGATATACCGCTCGACACCTTTTACCACTGACATATTCAAGATAATATTTCCTTGCCAATCTCAGCGGAATATCCTTATGCTTTCCCGTCAGTGTCGCTTTCGATTTATCATCGTATGTTATAAATATTTTCCACATCTTTCATCCTCCCATTTAAGCCTCTTCCCACCATCTCTGTCCGCATTCATCGCAGAACCGGCTCCACGGAACTGCCTTGCTACCACATATCGGGCATACCATTCCATCTTCCGTTTGCACGGGTTTCTTCGCCGTATCCCGCTCCTTCAGCTCCATGATCTGTTCCGGTGTAAGTTCGGTGTCCTCGTATTTCTTTAACGCCCAGTAAATAGTCATTGCTTCTTTCCGTACTTCTCGGGCGTCAATGATGGCTCTTCTTAATCCGCCGTCTATCTTCTTATCTGGTACTGTTAATCTCTCCATCTCTGATCTCCTTTCGTTTGTTCTGGTTAATCACTTATTGCTCAATCCCGCCTTTCTCGACAATCTCAATTGCTTTGTGATACGCCTCAAACCTACCTTGGGAACGCCCTTCGTCATATATCTCTTCTCCGTCAAGAAGTTCTTCACAATCGTCATCGTGATATTCCTTCTGCCTTAAATTTACTAATTCTGCAATCACTTTTCCCTTGTCAAAGGCTGTCGACATTCGCTTGATAATATCAAGCATCCGGTTCCCCGATTCAAAATCAATTGTCGGCTTGCCATAGGGATTACACTCTGTTTTTACCCAGTCGTATAACTTGTCCCCATCAATCAGTCTCATTCTGTTCACCTGCCCTTCTGTTCCATTTTTCTGCCACTCTATATATTGCTCCACCGTCCGGTTTTCCCTGTGACATTCCATCAACTAAACTCATGGTACGGTTACCACACTCTCTACATATCACACATACACCTTCTCCAACATGAATTGCCGGTCTGCCTCCACAGAACGGACACGGTTTTAATTTAATCTCGCTCATCTTTTATCGCTCCATATATTCTCTTAATACAGTCCTCGCATAAGTAATGTGTCGTTTCCCCATAAGGACTTTTCGGTAAGACTAATTTGTATATCTTCTTTATTGGTTTATTCCAGTCATACGTGTTACGAAAATTTGGCATACCACAAGTACAAAAGTATGTTTTTTCTCTAATTCAATCTTTGGATATAGCATCTTTCATTCCCTTCCCCTTTCGTTTGTTCTGCTATATTTTTTCCAATCGCATATGAAACATCAACTGTCACACCGTTGCCTGCTTGTTTATAAAGTTGGCTGTCTGAGTTTACAAATGAAGCTCGCTCAAAATATTCATCTGACCACCCTTGTAGTCTGAAGCACTCTTTTGGTGTAAGTTTACGGATTGCTATGTAACGCTGATATTTCTCGTACCATACGCAATAAGTTAAGAATCCACCAGGTATTTCAGTATAAATGCCATCATTATTTGTCTTTTTAATTGATGTTTTTAAAACAACAGAAGTATCATGCTTTTCTGCTTTTAAAGTGGGAACAAAATCCTTATATATAGGAGTTCCAAATTTTTCTGAATTAAACGCATATATTCCTCCTATTGGTTCAATAACAACTCCATGTCTATCCTGTGCAGTAAGTGTAAACATTGGATCTTCATTTTCCTTTAATCTACGACCGTTCTGTGTTTTATCTAAATGTGTTACATCTATCACTGGTATTGCAACTTTTGCACAATTACCATGTCCTGCTGATTGGCATTGAGATATTCCATTTATCGAATGAACTAATCCATCTTGAGAAGAATTTATTTTTCCTATAATATTTATAGATATCTTACTTCCTTCTCCTTTATTGGTTGTTAATGCAGGAGCTGCCGCTTGAGAGTCATAGATATTACCATTCATTCCATGCCCACATGGATTTACATTTCCAAGTACTTTGATACCAACATGATGTCCTCTTCCTCCACCTTGTCCTGTGTCCAATGCTTCTGTTATTCCATCTGGGGAAAAAGTTTGCATATTCCTTCGATAGCCATTTCTATGATCGATTATTGAAACACTATTTTCTCCGTCTGTTCCCGTGACAGGTAATACTTTTCGTCTACCGAATCTTCTAAGATGTCCGATAGTGTATATGCGCTCCCTGTTTTGAGGGACGAACCATTTTGAGTTGATATTCTGCCATTCGATATCGTACCCAAGTCTGTCCATTTCAGAGAGGATTGATAAATAGTCGAGTCCTCTGTTTGAAGAAAACATTCCCTTAACATTTTCATAGATAAGCCATTCAGGTCTGTCTTGCCCTTCTTGTTCTTCCAAGAGTCTAAAAATTTCCCGTACAAGACTTGATCTGTCTCCGTCCAGTCCTGCTCGCTTTCCGGCCACTGAGAAGTCCTGACATGGCGCGCCGAAGCACCAACAGTCTGCTTCGGGCAAGCTTCGGGCATCCACATTTCTAATGTCATTTGCATACCATTCTCCATTTCGATATTTCTCCTTTAATATCTCTTTTTGTCGTTTTCTTAATGGAAGCGTGGCAAGGTATTCTCTCTGTTTATCTGTTATCAAATGCATAGATATATAGCTTGCCGCTGCGTATTTATCCCATTCGCAGAACCCTATGCATTTATGTCCTGCAATTTCTAATCCTCGCCGGAATCCGCCAACTCCGGCAAAAAAGTCTATAAATTTCATTCTGTTACCCCTTACACCTTTTCCTCGCACAATATCTCGCCATCTCCGCTCTCCTTTCGTTTGTTCTGGTTAATTATCGCCCTTTTCTGGATAGCCTTTCCCATTCATCCGCATAGACTTCCACTGTATTCCACTTATATCCACATTCCAGGCATTTCCGTCTCCGGATGACTCTGTCTACTTTTTTCCGATATCTGCGTTCCATGACTTCTGTCTGGAGTGACCCGCATCTCCGGCACTGATCTCCCTCAATCTGCATTTTTTGTCCCTCCTCCCTGTTTCCTATGACGTTGTTCCACAGTCTTCCAACGCATACTCCTGTTTTCTTCTCTTGCAATCCTGTACCATACCTTTGAGAATCTCTATCTCCTCTTCATTCAGATAAATGTAATACTTTTCCAGCATTTTCAATACATGGAGCTTTCTTGCATACGTTTCATCCTCTTCTTTCGTTTCGGTGTCCAGGATGCTTTCTGTTTTCTGTTCCCGAATCGATGCTTTCTCTTTTGTATCCTGCCGCCCCGGATCCGGGTTCTCCCTATCTTGCCGCTGCCGCTCTTCCTCTACTATCCTCTGAATCTCACTCGTTTTTTCGTCCGTTATGTCTGGAGTGTCTACTTCTTCTGATTCTTCCAGGTAGTCCTCCTCCCTCATCTGTCCTGGGGTCTCGTCCTCTTCCTCGCGCTCTTCTCTGTGCGTTTCCGCACTTACCTGTGTTTTTTCTTCCGGCTCTTTCCTGCTGCCCCGGATTTCCATTGCGGTCATTCCCGGATCCACCTCTTCCAGCTTTTCCTCCGGGAGGTACAGCATCTCCTGTAGCTGGCTCTTGTTATACCCCTTATATTCTTCCGCCAGATATGGACTGTATCCTCCTTCGGAGAAACGCCGGTTAATCTCCATCCATCTGCTGGCGGTCGTCCTAGTGATCCCAAACTGGTCTTTCGCACAATCCCAGATTGTTTCATATCCATCCTCTTGATATCCTTCTGTCTCTTTGATCCTCCGCAGGAAGTATCCTACCTTGACGAAGGAGTTCCGGATATTTCCCAGCTCATCCCGTATGATCTCTTTCGCGTCCTCATAATTCGTTTCCTGATACCATTTCCGCGCTCCCGCCGCTTGGATGCTGTTTCCATTCAGCATCTCTATTACATCAAATCCTGCCATGCCATCCACCTCTCCTTCTCATCAATCCACACCGCCTTTCTCGACAATCTCAACCGCTCTATTTCCTGCCTCATCATCAATAATGCATCCCTCTTCTTTCAATTCCTCAATTATCTTTTCCTTGTCAAAGGCTGTTGGCAATTTAACAACCTCCTGTCTGACTTTATCCATTCTGAGATTTGCATTGAAATTATCTCGATTACTGACATTGATATATCCGAGTTTATCAATTAAAGCTATAACTGCTTTCTTGCTGATTAAATCATCACTCATTCTGTTCACTCTCCTCGTTTCCTGTGTATAGCTTGCACATCTTACATATTTCACATGGCTCATCGTCTATCTCGCTTTTCCCAAATCCCATACACATTCCGTTCCCATCTTTTCCAGCTTCACCGACTCTTTTCTGCAAAGAACAGTTTTCATAAGTCCTTTTCATTTTGTTCACCCTCCTGTCCTGCACGACGGTTCCATTTGTCCACTACTCTGTATAACGCACCACCATTTGGTTTCCCAAACGTATTTCCATCTACAAGGCTCATAGTTCTGTTCCCGCATTCTCTACACATTACGCATACCCCCTCACCTATATGTATTACTGCTTCTCCACCGCAGAATGGGCAAGGATTCAATCTGATTTCTCCCATCTCACACCTCCTGTAATAGCTCTGAATTGTCAAAAACGTTTCCCAATACCTTTATTTCGTGGTTATATGAAACTGATCCCATGAGTCCGCAGCCTCTTGTGCTGTTTTCCCTATTTTTGAAAGCGCATCATTGAATGACTCTATCTCCTCCACCAGCTCTTGTTCCTGATCTGGTTTCCCCTCACTCTCATCGGGAACCCTTTCACACGCGCTTTCCTCTTCCTGCTTCTTTGTCATCTCTTTTCTCCTGGGTTTCCGGATCCATTCCAGAATTCTTCTACAAATTTCCACCTTCTCTTCCTTCCCTCATCTCCAAAACAGTCTTTGACGCTGTTATATACTGTTGCAGTGCACGGATCGCCTCGTTCCCACCATAACAGACCAACGCCTGATAGCCCTGGATCGTCAATTTCTCCAGCCAGTCTTTCTGGCTATTACTTGGCCGGTTCTCCCCGACTTTTAGTTCAATGTACAGTCCGGCGTATCCGGCGCGGGGAACCGGGAGCACCAAATCCGGCACCCCTGCCCTCACTCCCATCCGTCTCAATTTGGACGCCTCAGCTTTGTTCCTGCTGCCCCCATTGGGCACATGGTAGAGCAATTCCAGGTCCGGGTAAGCGTTGCTCATCAGTTTGGCCCAGCATACCACCTTCTCCTGCTCCGCATCTTCCGATCCTGTGAGCTGGATCCGGCCATCCGGTGTCTTTCGTTCCTTGACTCGGTAATTTCTCACTTCTTTCTCCTCCACTCCTTTATCATCTCTATGGCTTTGTTCCACTCTCTGGAAAATCTTTCCTTGTCTTCCAGTGTCATGGTTTCCGCTGCCGTTCTCTGATATGTCGTAATATGCTCTTTATTCAGGAAATCCCGGAAGGACCTACTGCTCCCAATTTCCCATTTTTCTTTTACAATTCGATATGACTCTTCCGCGTCATGCTCCCACGCGATTTCTGTGACCTCTTCCAGATGTTTCCGCAAGGTTCTTCTTGTGATTCTTGGCGCTTTTTCCACGGTCGGTCCTCCTTTCTGTGATCTCCACTTCTCCGGTCTCCAGATTCAGGATATAAGATTCTTCCCTCTGCCGTTCCCGGTCTGCCTTGTTGTCCGGCAGTTGTACCAGCGTGTAGGAAAAATACAAATACCCTGTTTTCTCGTGCCAAGCCTCCCGGATGCTCTCCTTATCCACGTACCATCCGGCCGGAACCTCAATTTTATGGCTATAGGCGTTCCGTCCCCGGATCTTCTTTTTCTCCGGTTCTGGAATGATAAGATTTTTACTGCTACAGTATCTTTTGTTGATGAATCCTTGCTCCGTCTTCATGGTCTTGTCCGAATACTTGATGAAATACCCGGCCAGTTTCCGGTACTGCCCGCTCTTATCCAAAGGCTTAATACAGATCCATCCCTTTTCCCATAGATCTCTTATGATGTGTGATATATGATCGATCCCATTGACAACAATATGAAGGTGTGCAGCTCCCCTCTCCCCTTTTTCCGCCGTCCATATGTATTTCAGTTCTTTTCCGTGTTTCCGGTAGATCCTCCGCAGTTTTCGTAAAAGTGTTCGGATGTCCCGGTTCAATGTCTCCCGATCCGGCCGCTTCTCTTTCCGGTAGCTGAGTGTAAGGTAATAATCCTCCCCGGAAAGGTTGGCGTTCATCAATCGGGTGAGTTTTTTCTCGGCCATCCTCCGGTTGACTTGTCTCTGTGCTTCTGGAGTCCTGTTCTCTTTCTTTTTCCGGCTCCCCCCTTTCTGGTCAAATCGATATGAATAATAAAATTCATACTCTTTTGTCTTTCCCGCCTTGCAGGTCGTCTTGATGTATGGCATCTCCTCTTTCCTCCGGTTTCTTGTCCTTGAAATAATACCCTTATCGAGTCTCAAAGGGGATTGGCTTCCCCCTGTTTCAAATGCGGATCCGTACCCTCCGGAATCCTGCGTTGTCTTTTCCCGCCATACATGCTATACTGAGTATGTCTAAGATGTATGGCTTACCCTCCCTTGAGCTGTCGGGCTCCGGGAGGGTATTGTATTTCCTATTTCTTCTTTCTGTTCGGATTGTCCTATCTCAGATAATGAAATATCCGGTCCCTTTCTTTTCCGCTTCTCTCTGTGCGTACTCCTCAGCCGCTTGCCTTGTCCCATACAGGCACCCGATATCTCCGTTTTCATAGCGGACAATCCAAAGGATTTCTTTTTCTTCGTTTCCATTTTTTTTCATCTTGGAATTCCGATTATGATAGTTGTACTTTTATGTAAAACAGCATCTACAAGCTCCATCTGTTCCTGATCGAAAGGGTTCTCACTCGTCAGATGGTCTATTAGTTCTCTTGTAATCTCCGCCGCGTACACACAAATCTCTATCTTTTTCTCCTCACTTGTTTTCTTCTGGTCGCATATTCTGTTTGCTGCCAAGAAGATCAGTGTTTCCAGGTCTTCTTTGGTCAGTTCATATTTTCTTTGTTTCTCCATTTGCTTTTTCCTTTCTTATCTGTCATAATAAAGTTGGTTATTTTTCTGAGTGCATATCTGGGATTGCCGTCCCTATGCACTCTTTTTCATGCCCTGCTGCCAGTGTCTCCGGCGTAATTCTCGGATCTGAAGATAATGCTTCTCCCTGTCTTTCACACAGCCATACAACATGTACGCTATAACCGTCATATCCAGCGCGATCCCGAACGCTATAAAAAACTCTGCCGTTGAGATAATGTTCTGGCTGTAACTGTCAGCGGATCCGGCCATCACCAGTACGGCAACTCCCCCGACCACTGCACAGATGTCTTTCAAGATCCGGTATTTCCGCAGTTTTCTTCGATGCATCTCCCTCACCTACCTTTTGTTTTTCATATTCCATGCTTCTCGCTTCCAGATGCTCAACAGGTACATTCAGATCTTCCTCCTCTTTGTACGGATAGAACTCGTATGTCCTTTTCTTCTTCCCACTCAATATCAAAGTGGTTTATTCAAGTGGGCAGATATACAAAATCGCCTTACTACCTTTATGTATTGAATATTTCAAAACGATTTAGTTTATCTTCCGGCCACTCTTTCTGAAGTGGCCGGTCCATCAATTCCCAATCCTTTGCCACCAAATCGTCTCTTGTTGGATTCCAGTGACTCATTATATCTACAACCTTGCCATCTTTTATTTTTGCAATAAGGCACGTCACATATGAGTCTGTCGGAAGTATCCCAATTATAATTTTTCCGTGTATTTGCATTACATTTTTTCGATACATCATTTTATTTTCTTTAACTGCTTTTTTTGTTGCTTGGTGTATATACACGTTTTCACCTCCCTCTTCGCCTATTCATCATCCTGTACCTCAATCAGCGCCAAAACCCTGTATGACCGCGGTATGTATACATAACCTCATCCCCTTCCTGCTTGTCCATCTGGTTGACCGCCTAAGCGGTTTTCTCAATTTCGTATTTGATCTCTACACCCTCCTGTTCTTCAAGAAGGCTGATTAATACTTCAATGACCTTTTCCATATCCATATCATCACCTCTCTAAAATCTATTCCTCACGGATTGTCCGGGTTGCATTGTCCTTAACTCCTGTTCTTTTTCCTTTTTCTCTGGTATAATTTTCTTATCAATTAATGAAAGGACGGATATCATGCCTTATAAATTTACCCCTGAATACTCAATTCTCTCTTCTATCAGGAAAGAATTAGATCCCGTAAAGGAACTTGCTTCTTCATCCGAAAAACTTGCCAAATCATCAGAGGAACGCTCTCAAATAGCTGAAAGGCTTGCCAATTCTTCCGAAAATATCGCTAAGTCATCCTAGACTCATGCCAAAGCTTCCGAAACGCTCTCATCTCTTGCTATCAAAAAAAGCTAAGAAAGCCGACATCAAAGGCTGGATCGCTGTTACTGTTTCTGTTCTTACTTTTATTATGGAAATTTGCGATAGGCTCGGCCTATTTTAAAATGATTCCAGAAAGAACAAATAAAAAGTTTAATATCGCTAATACCAGAGCCACATCCGAAACCGTTATCTTTGACGGTTTCTTTTCTTTTTTATCCTTCTTCATACTTCCCCCTCCTTCTCCTCTGTCTGAAATAAACAATTTAATGAATTTAACCTTTTAGGCGCAAAAAAACCAACCACTAAATATAGCAGTTGGTTTTATTTTTTATATCATTTTTAAAAGTTCTTCAAAACATATCAATTTTTCTTTAATCAATCCAATAAGTTTCTATTTTTATCCCTTTCCATGTAAGTTCCTGCCCACATTTACCGCAATAATTTTCTCTATGTCCCATAGCCCTTCCATCTTTTGTTGAAAATAATCTTTTTCCACATGCAGGACAATTATAATTAGTTACTCCTTCTGATTGATTAACCTTTTCAACTATTGGTGTTTTTTGTATTAGTCTTTCATCCATAAACTTACCTCGATTCAACCAACTACTATATTTTATTTTCAAAGTGCATTTTTCTTACATTTCCTAAATTATTTTTTTACTTTCTCCCACTCTCACACCACCTCCTTCTTGTCTGGATCATCCGTTTGAAACAGATAATCCATTGTCTTTCCTCACTTTATCTCCTATACTTGAAATACAGGCTCCCGCCAGAGCCGAGTATGAAAGAAAGGAGAATTTCTCATGCTTACAAAGGAAGCTAAAACTGTTCTGTATCACATGTATAAGGAATATCTTGTGCGTCGTGATAATAAGGTTCCGAGATCGCAAGCCAAAGATTTTGGCGCTGCTGAGTCGATTCACGCCTTGCTTTTTCCTGATTGGTATCTTGAAGATATCGAAGATGTACTTCGTGAACTCGACCGGAATAATTTCGTAAACGCTCTTTATTCCTCAGATACCATTCACGATTGTGAGCTTTCTGACAACGCAATTATAACAATGGAAAATCAGAGAAAAGAAACTCTTCTCAACGTTGCAGACTTTATTTCAAAGTTCATCCCCTGAATAGTTCCAATCATCAGCCGTGAGGTCATCTGCTGTTGGATTCCATGACCTCGCGGCTCTTTCCGCTTTTCCATATCTGCTTATAATCAGTTGACACGTTTCATAACTATTTGATGGTTTGATCACAGCGAATATTTCTGATTCAGTTCTTCTCATAGATTTTCGGAAGATTATTCCATTTATCTTCATTGCTTCCCTTACAGCTTCATGTATGTACATCTCTATCACTCTCCTTTCTGTTCTCCATATATGTTTTATTGGTTTCTTGCTATGTTGCACTACTCCATAAAATACTCAATAGTGACGCCGAAGTAGTCGGCTGTCTTCTTTAACGTTTTCGCCTTTGGTACGTAATATCACCTTTTTTCTTAAAAGGATAGACAATGGTTTTATAGAGAAAGTACTGTTAAATACTTTCTCTTCGTGTTATCCTGCGTATAAAACGGCATCTAAAGTCACTAAACGTGACATTTTAAATCAAAAAAAATTTCTTGGACTGTCTTTTTATAGAACTCAGCAATTTTAACTTTTACCGAATCTCTCGGTATTCTATCTCCATTTTCATACATTGATATAGCTGACACGCTTACTCCTATTGCTTTTGCTACATCCTCTCTTGGAATGTTGCCACGTAGTTCATATAAACGCTTTCCTATTTCCTTTGCACTTAACAAACTATATTCACCGATCCCTTCTCCCCGTCAAGCCGATAGGACAGCTCTATCTTTAATCTTCTTCATCCTGCTTCCACATCTTTACCAGCAAGATAACTGTTACAATGCTTAAAATAAGTTGTGCTACATCTAAAACTATTTCTAACATATTCCTCACCGCCTTTCTTTTATCCCTACTATATATTGACAATGAGTAATTTAAAAGGTATTCTTTTTATATGGGGAGGTTTCCCTCCCCCTCTCTTAATCTATCATCTTACTTATAAGTTCGATAATTACGATTAAGAGGTTGATAATTGCGGTGGCAAGTGCGATTTGTTGAAGATCGTGCTTGCCTTTTTTTCTACCTTTTTTACTCATTGGCGTTCCTCCCTTCCCTTTGATAATTATATCATAGCATATGTCACATTACGTGTCAACACTTTTCGTGACATTTTTATTTACTTTTATCACAAAACGTGTTACACTTTGCATAAAGAGGTGAGGATATGGGAAAATTTCAAAATATCTTAAAAGAATTACGTGTATCTAAAGGAATTACACAAGTCCAATTAGCAAAACAATTAGGCATATCACGTAGCACTGTTGGAATGTATGAAAACGGTTCTCGTGAACCTGATTTTGAGACATTAGAATTAATCGCCGATTACTTTAATGTTGATACAGATTACCTTTTAGGAAGAACAAATAAAACAACATATATTCCAGTTCCAAATTCTTCTTGTTTCCACAGTAAAGGTATTCCCATCCCTGTTTATGGTCGGGTTGCTGCCGGTGTTCCTCTTGAAATGATAGAGGATATTATAGATACAGAGGAAATAACAGAAGAGATGTCCCGTACAGGTGAGTTTTTCGCTTTACAGATCCACGGTGATAGCATGGAGCCCAAGATGTCAGAAGGTGATATTGTTATCGTCCGAAAACAGGAAGACGCAGAAAGCGGTGATACCGTAATCGCCACTGTAAACGGAACCGATGCCACCTGTAAAAGGCTCCGCAAATATCGGGATGGCATAGAACTGATTGCGACAAATCCGAGCTATGAGCCGATGTATTTTTCAAATACTGAAGTGGACGATAAGCCGGTTCGTATACTCGGCCGCGTCGTAGAACTTAGAGCAAAATTTTAGGAGGATTACCATGAGAGAGCAAAAAGGGAAAAGTTTAATTTCTTTACCAACCGATTTTACATTACTTGATATAGAAACAACCGGATATTCTACTGAATATAATGAAATCATAGAAATTGCCGCACTGAAATGTAGAAATATGAAAGTCATTAAGGAGTACTCATCTTTAATAAAACCTACTTCCCCAGTAAATGAATTTATAACAAATTTAACTGGAATCACAAACAAAATGCTTGAAACTTCAAAAACCATTGATGTTGTATTACCCGAAATTGTTGATTTTATTGGTGATGATGTGCTTATTGCTCATAATGCAAACTTCGATATAAATTTTATATATGATAATCTTCAAAAGTATTTAAATTTATTTTTTTCAAATGACTTTGTGGACACAATGCGTCTATCTCGACTAATACATAAAAAAGAATCTCACCATAGGCTTGTTGACCTTTGCAAACGGTACGATGTTACGAATTTCTCTCCCCATAGGTCACTTTCGGATTGTCACGCAACACTTGAATGTTATTCCTATATCAAAAATGAAATTTTAAGCCACTATTCTTCAGTGGATGATATTCTACCAAAATATCATAGAAAATCGCGAACATATCTTCACGCAAAAGATATTGTTGCGGATTCTATTGAACAAGATGAAGATAGCCCTCTTTATCAAAAAAATTGTGTGTTTACCGGAACATTGGACAAAATGACGCGTAAAGAAGCTATGCAAATTGTTGTAAATATTGGTGGAACCGTTTCCGACTCAGTTACCAAAAAAACTAATTACCTCATTTTGGGAAATAATGATTACTGCTCTTCTCTCAAAGGGGGGAAAAGTTCTAAGCAGAAAAAGGCTGAAAAATTGCAACTGGAAGGTCAGGATATCGAAATCATACCAGAAAATGTTTTTTATGATATGATTCTACAAGAATAATTATATCATCTTCATTACTGCATCTTACGGTATTGATAATGATATAAATACACATAGTTATAATAATATAAAACGCTACATCAGAACATCAACAAGAAAGGAGAGTTTTTCATGCCATTACCAAAAGAAAGCCATTTTACTATTGATGATATCTATGCACTTCCAGAGGGGGAACGGGCAGAACTGATTGACGGCAATATTTACTATATGGCGCCGCCAAGCCGTAAACATCAGGAATTCTTATTGGAGCTTGCTGGAGTAATACGAGAATACATCAAGAAAAAAGGTGGTTCCTGTAAGCCATATATTGCCCCGTTTGCTGTTTTTCTGAACAAAAATGATAAAACATACGTGGAACCGGACATAAGCGTGATTTGTTCTCCTGAGAAGCTTACAGATAAGGGCTGTAACGGCGCGCCGGACTGGATCATAGAAATTGTATCACCTGGAAGCCGACGCATGGACTACTACACGAAGCTTTTCAAATACCGTACGGCTAAAGTACGGGAATATTGGATTGTAGACCCTGAAAAAGACAGGGTTACAGTTTACAATTTTGAATCAGAGGATACGTCAGAGTATACCTTTTCCGATACGATACAAGTCGGAATCTTTGAGGATTTGAATATCTGTATTTCAGATACTTTATAAAAAACCGCCCCGGCGCTACTTCATAGTTGTCGGGAAACAAAAGAAAGGAGATGGTCATGTGTCAAAAGAATACACAAAAGATGACATTATCCAAAATAAAAAAGAAGCTATCAAGTCTCTGAATATGATGCTGGAAGGATTTATCAACGATCCAGCAGGAAATCATTTAAAAAAAGCCAATCTATTGTCGTATTGGATAAAAGATTATGTTCGGCTGATTAATTTTGAAGAGAAATTTGAACCTACTCGTAACATAGCGTATAAACGCGGAAACATTGTCAAAATACAATTTGGTTTTAATATCGGAAGTGAATATGGTGGTTTACATTACGGAGTCGTTCTTGATAATAAAAATGCGCATAATTCTCCTGTAGTTACAGTGATTCCACTTACATCAGCCAGAGAAAATCGTACTCTCCACTCAAACAGTGTTAATCTTGGAAATGATATTTATCGTCTATTAAAATTAAAATACGATACTATTGATAAAGCATTGAAAGAAGAGCAGCAAGAAATCGAAGAAACTCTTTCACTTTTTGACTCTATGTTGGCTCTTTCCAGAAAATCCGTTGAGGAACTAGAACAATGCGATAAGGAATCAGATGAGTTCGATCAAAAGCTTCTAATTGCAAAAGGTCATCTAGAAACTGCAAAAAAACTTCAAGCCATTTGGGAAGAAAAAAGTCAGCATAATAAAGAACAACAAGACTATCTTGAAAAAATAGGACTTGAAATTTCTAGAATGAAAGAAGGAAGTGTTGCTCTTGTAAATCAAATTACCACCATTAGTAAAATGCGAATTTTTGATCCAAGAAACTTGAAAGGCGTTCTTGCTGGCATTTCTTTATCAGAAGACAACATGAAAAAAATCAATCAAAAAGTGCAAGATTTATATATCTTCTGATAATTTATTATAAAAAACTAGAATATTTTTATTGACTACGGGCATAATATGAACTATAATAAACTAACAGAAAAGAGAACTCTTTTCTAAATATCGCCCTAGGGGCATCAAAGAAGATATAAGTTTATTATGTGAAGACCTCGTAGCAATACGGGGTCTTTTACGTTAAAGAAAAACCGCCCCGGCGCGCCAACACCAGGACGGGATACATATCCGAAGATATGCGTATATTAAGTCAAAAATATTGTATCATCTTCGGAACAGCCTTACAATCCAGAACTTTTGTTCTGTTTTGGCTGTTATTATTATACAATTACATAAAGGAGATGATACCGTGTCTGAAAAAATCAAACGCTGCGCTATTTACATTCGTGTATCCACATCAGAGCAGCTCGTACATGGAAAATCACTTGAGGCTCAAAAAGATTATCTCACTTCTTATGCAAAGGATCATGGGATGATTCCTGTCGGAGTCTATGCAGATGAAGGTAAGACAGCCAGGAAAGAGCTGAAAAAGCGGAAAGCGATTCATGCCCTCCTGGAGGATGTCAAAGCTGGTAAAATTGATGTAATCCTCTTCTGGCGTCTGGATCGATGGTTCCGTAACATGTCCGATTTCTACAAGGTACAGGACATCCTAGATGAATATAAGGTTTACTGGATTTCTGCATCTGAACCAGGAATCAATATGGAAACCCGTGACGGTCGTCTACAGTTGAATGTCGTACTGTCGATCGGACAAAATGAAGTCGATACGACTTCTGAGCGTATCAAATTTGTAAATGAAGCTTCGATCCGTCAGAAGAAGGTCATCTTTGGAGAGGCCAATATGCCAAGGGGATATAAGATCGGTGTGGTAAACGGTCAAAAATGCATGGTGAAAGATCCTGATCAGGAAGAGCTAGTGAACGCTTTCTTTGATTACTTTGAAAAACATCAGGGAAAACAAGCTACGCTGCGTTACATACAAAGCCATTACGATCCTTCCTTTTCTTACAGTTGCCTTCGTACCATGCTCTCAAGCGAGTTTTACAAAGGAACGTACCGAGGAATCCCATATTGTCCTTCCTATGTTTCTGAAGTACGATGGGCACGTTTGCAGAAAATCAGCAAAAAGAACATTAAAAATACACCATCCGGACGAATCTATTATTTCACTGGGATGATCCGCTGCCCGGAATGTGGACAGATTCTGGCCGGTACTGGCTGTCGGTCAATTATCAATCGTAAGACCGGTGAAAAACGAGATTACTGCTACTACCGTTGTAATCGTGCTATGATTGACCGAATCTGCACGAACAGGCACAAAGTAAGCCAGAATCTTATAGAAACATATCTGCTTGAAAACCTGGAAAGAGAGTTCGAGGAATATAAGATTCGTGTGGATGAGATTCAAAAGAAAAACAAACAAAAGCCAAAAGTTCGCACAGAGGAACAAATCGAAAAAGAAATGTCCCGGCTTAATCTTCTCTTTCAGAAAGACCGTATCACCTGGGACTATTATAGCAAAGAATACGATGCTCTTGAATCTGAAAAAAACGGCTTAAAAGCTATTATCATAGAGCCGGAAAGCGATTATTCCTCCGTAGAATCACTTCTTCAAAAAGATTTCCTTGCCATCTACCATTCTCTAGCCGAAGAAAACCGACGGACTTTCTGGCGTAATATTATCCGGCAAATTCACCTAAAGCCGGACCATACCATTAACTATGTTGATTTTGTTCAGAGTGTCTCTGTTTAA